AGCTTGAAACGAACACTCGTTTCGTATGACATAGATTTTAGTAACTGGGGGGGCAAAAATTTCAAAATCATCTGTAGCGCCGGTTAAAACAAGCGCCGAACAACGCGCCTGATCAATCGCGCCATTTGCGGCTAGTATTGCTTGCTGCACCCCAGTGCCGGGGTCGATTGTAATTACAACAGCGCCGGAAATAGCATCTTCAATTAAGTTGCCTAAGTTGTTGTTGGTTGTAGAGCCCCATGTACCGGATTGCTCACCGGCAGCAATTAGTTCAATACGTAGGTCTTGAGAATATGTACTTGGCATGGCTATTCCTTACTTTTGCCTTGCGGCGTTGTATTGTTTGATGCACTGGTCGAGGGCTGCTTGGAGGCGGGCTGCGTCGGCACTGTACCCTGCAAGAAACTCTCCATCTCCTTTTGCCAGCTCCGCGCCGGAGGCTCCACTGCAAGATCGGGTAGAACCGGACACGGTATCTGTTTTGGCGGGGCGCTCCGGCCTGTCGCGCAAGCTGTTAACAAGAGCGGTATTGCGAGCATTAATATCCCTGATCTGCGCATCTTTTTCCCTTCGCAGTTTATCTGCTGCCGCCTGCAATTCCTGTTCTTTTTGCCGTGCTTCTTCTTGGCCTTTGGCGTAAGCGGCGTACTGGTCAGCCTTTTCTTTGTCCCACGCCTGCTGGACTTCAGATTTACCCGCAGAATTGCCTTTATAATACCCGCCCCCAGCCGCCAAGCCAATGGCTAGAACACCACCGAGGATCAGGTAGGGGTTCATTTTGGTTCCGCAAAATACAGGGCTATCTCGTCATTCCTGCGCTTGACCAGCCCCGGCAAGACCTTGCCGCCGCCCTTCGTGAACTTCAGAAACTCCTGCTTCGCACCTTCAAAATCTCCACGGTTGTGCTTCTGTCGCAGGGTTGATCTCTGGAGAGTGCCTAGCCCAACATTGAATGCAAAGCTGACCAACGCGCCCAAGCGATTTTCGTTAAGATGGTCAGGGCAGTAACGAAGAACACCAGCGACAAAGCGCTGTAAGTCTTTCTCAAGGATCGAATCAACTTCTTCTTTGCTAAATACACGGAAGTCCTCTATTTTGAGTGCGAACTTATCGCGTTGATCGACGGGCATCTTGCCCTGCTCGGGGTACAGCACATGCCCCACACCTATCGTCCACAACTTCGCTGGACACTTGTAAGGCTTATACCGCACCCCCTCGTGATGCTTAATCATTGCAATTGTGGCAAGTGGTAGTTTCATGGCAGATTACTTATCAAATAAGCACATAGCAACACCGTTGCGGCTACCCGCGCATAGACAAGGTAAATCACTTGCCAGCCTTCGAGTTACCACGGGAGCCAAACCACATAGCGATGATGGTACCGAGTAGCGCCATCTCGTCGGCGTCAAACACGATCTCCATGATCTGGATCAGTTCGCCGATTGATGTCACCTTGTCGCCGTGCATAAATATCCACAGCATGGTCAGCAAGTTAATCAGCACAAGCTCGAACACAAAGATAAACGTCACGAACGGGCGGGTAGCCGCCGTCATATCCTTGACCCACTGGGAGGACGATTCCAATAGTTTTTCTTGATTGTTGTAGATGGCACCGATCTGAGCCATGTACTGCTGGTGATCCTGCTCGTCGTTCTCGCGGACTTCCTCAGTCTTATCTGATGGGGAATAGCCTTTGTCGGTCAGCGCCAACTGCTGGCGCATCTGCATGTGCAGGATGTCTAGCTCATGCTTTTTATCCGCACGGTCTTGGAGAAGATCAAACAGTCTTGGAAAGAGGGCGACTAGGTAGCCACCAAGGGTCGAAATAAGCGTCAGCATCATTGCTCCTTATCTATCGTACATCCGTTCAAGTTGTATTTCTTTGCGCAGCTCACGCATTTTGCGAACCTCATGCACTGCTGCCTGCGTCGCGTAGTACATGTCGTAGTACATAAAAGCTAAGATCGGCATAATGATGAAGAACATCAAAAGAACCGCCATCACTACAACGATAAGTGACCAAGGTACATCCTCTGAATCGTGCTTCTTGTCGTTAGCCACATTAGTCCCACCGCCCACGCTATTACGAAAACGACTGCTGAAATCCATGCCACTTTTGCCCTGAGTTCCGCTATTCTTCTTTTGCGTCGCCATCTTGCTATCTGAGCTAATCTAAGTTCTTCTGCGTGGGCCTCTTCCTGCTCGGCAACGATCCGCTGCCACATCTCTTCAAACTTACTCCAAAGTGCGCCCAACTCCGGCGGCGCTCGGTACGTCATCGTCTCTCGAATCTCTACCAGCATAGCGTCTAGTCTTGCCGTTATCAATATGCGCTTCAACGCCCGCCGCCCGATACTCTCTTCACCCTTGTAGACCTGCTTCGCGTCCAACTGCTCCTTCAGGAACAACTTGCTGATTGCGTCATAGCTGTCCATCAACGCACCCAACTGATTGCCAATGTCGGTGAAAACGTCATTAGGATCGGCTTTCGCTATCTCCTGCACCCGCTGCACTTCCGCGTTGTACTGCTGCTTCTGTATCAGCGTTGGGTCGACGATCTTGTGGTACTGCTCCTTCAAGTCATCCAACACTTCCTTTACATCACCCGCTGTGCCCTTGATTTCTTTGTACAACTCGCAGCCCTTTCGGACTGCCGCGACCGCTGCATTTGCTGCTGCTAGAAGGGTGAGCGGGTCCACAATTTACTGATCTGGTATCTCTTGCCAGATCACATTATTACCATCATCAATAGTTTGCCAAGTGCCCCCTTGGGCATTATTTACGTCCTGCCAATCAGGGGATTGGGCGTCATTTATTGCGGCCCATACCGCCCCTTGCGCATCATTTATGTTCTGCCAATCAGGGTTTTGGTTGTCATTGATCTGAGACCAAATCATGACCTGACCAACGAAACCCGTCGCCTGTACCCCAACTACAAATACAGGGACTCCCGGCTCAACAATTACAGTGCCAACTGCGCCAGTAGCTTGTACACCAATTACCGGGACATTTGCATCGGCGGTTGTAGTAACAATCCCAAGCTGAGTTGTACCAAAAACCCCGGTTGGTGACACATCGGAATTCGCTTCCGTAGTTACTGTCCCAACTTCGCCAGTAGCAAATACCCCAGAGAGCGATACGTTTGCATCGCCCGTAGCATCTAATGTCCCAGTTTGCCCTGTACCAAATACCCCGACTACATAAACAGAGGCGCTACCAGAGGTGGCTTCGTCCCCAATCTGTCCCTGCGCAGAAACGCCGATGACAGGGACATTTGCATCTGCGGTGGTAGCAACAGTACCAACTGCGCCTGTAGCAAATACGCCTGTAACCGAAACATTTGCGTCACCTGACGCAAAGCTGTACCGCTCATAGGCATCGCCATATGGCGCACTACCAATCGGGCCAAATCCAAAAAACTGTGTGCCGTCTTGGAGATTGTTTGCTGCAATCTGACCTTGGGCTTGAACCCCTGTCAGTGTTACATTGCCATCCGAATTGGTAGTTACCGTGCCTGTTTGACCGGTACCCGTAACCCCTGTAACGGGCACATCCGCGTTCGCGGTAGTGGCAACCGAGTTTACAAAACCAGTAGCAAACACCCCGGTGACATCTACGGGAGCACTACCGGCTACTGTGGCAGTACCAGTTTGGCCTGTTCCTACTACTCCGGTAAGAGTTACGTTAGCTGTGCCGGTGGCATCAAGCGTTCCTGTCTGACCCGTACCTGTAACGCTAGTAACCGCAGCATCCGCATTTGCCGCAACCGTTACAGAGTTAACAAAGCCGGTACCAAATACGCCTGTAACATCAACAGGCGCATCGCCCGTAGCGGCTAATGTGCCGGTTTGACCCGTGCCGACAACACCAGTAAGCGTGACATTTGCTGTGCCCGTCGCATCTAGTGTGCCTGTTTGCCCAGTACCGAATACGCCCGTGAGATTAACGGCGACATTAGTCCCTCCCGCCGCAGGTAGGCTGGATAACGGTATCTGCGAGAGGGGAGTAAAGCCAAGCATTTCTTACACATCGCCGGTATTAGTAGCAGGGAAAGAGCGCCCTGTACCCCATATAATACGCACTGCACCTACTGCGCCGGGGCCGTTTTCGTTTAAAAGTTCTGCGCCGCCACCGCCACCACCATACGCTCCACCTGTGGATGGGTTTGCCGTTGACCCCGGAGTAGGAGAACCATTTGCCCCGCCAGAACCGCCGGTACCCGGTGCACCATCCGCACCGCTAAACGCCCCGCCTGTTCCTGACGTGCCTTCACCTAAAATACCAACACCGCCACCAGCACCTGCGGCATCTGACGACCCGCCAGCAGAACCGCCACCGGCTCCACCTCCAGCGCCGTTTCCTCCGGCAAGACCTGTAGCAGCGCCTGCCCCGCCGTTACCGGAATACCCACCAGCACCGCCACCACCAGACGCAGAAGCTGTGGTCGAGGTTCCAGAACTACCACCGTTACCCCCACCATCACCTACAAATGTGCCCCCGGCCCCGCCCGCAAGTGCGCTAGTTGCTCCGCGTCCGCCTTGCCCATACACAGTTCCAGTACTAATAAAGTAGCTATCTCCACCATCACTAGCTACGGTGTTGCCTCTAGCTCCTGCTACGCCAACAACAACCGTGTACGACTGTCTGGATACAACCGGAATATTGTTTTTCCAGCCAAGGCCACCCCCGCCACCACCCGCCCCGCCACTACCAGCACCGTTGCTACCGCCACCGCCACCACCTATAGCAACAACAGAAACAGATGACACGTGTTCAGGCGCTACCCATGTGTAAGTGCCGGGGACGATATATGCATTCTGACCGGGGATCGCCGTGCCAAGACTAGCAAGTAATCCTTGAACAATGCCACTCACGTTAGCCCGGTCCCAGAAATAAGCCACTCAGTGCTAGTGACTTTTATGCATGTTGCAATACCATTAGCCGCCAAAGTCCGGCTACCCGTTGCCCCAGACCCCGCTAATCGCATTGTGTCGGAGGTGATTGCAATGGTTACTGCCCCTGCTCCGTTTTGATTGATAAAAGTAATTGTTGTGCCTATGGCGTATGGAACAGTGCCGTTTGCTGGAATTGTAAAAGTTCGTGGAGTGGTATCCGCAGAGGGATGGAAAATATGCTTTCCAGCATCGGACGCTACTAACGTGTAATCAGCCGATTCCGAATTCTGTGGGATGTTTAAATACCCAACGGTGACATTTTCGCCGGGGTCTGAAAACGTATACGTTCTATTCGCCGCTAATGTATCGGGGGTAAGCGTAATGGCAAAGCTTCCTGTGCCCCCTGCCCTACCCGCAACAACTAAAGCATCTTGCGTAGAAGCTGCTTCCGAACGAATAGCATTCGCCGCTCGGAATGTTTGAGCGGCAGTAAATGTTTGTGCAGTTCCAATCGTCGCTACAGTGTCAGTGACGTTGGGAAGTGTCAGAGTGCGACTGGCAGAAAGCGTAGTGGGGGTCAAAGTAACTGCAAAAGAACCTGTACCTCCTGCGCGCCCTGCCAACACTACCGCGTCTTGTGTAGCTGCTGCTTCTGAACGAACTGCATTCGCTGCCCGGAAAGTCTGTGCTGCGGTAAATGTCTGCGCCGTACCAAGGACTGCCGTTGTACCTGCGACTAATGTGGTATTCCCGTCTGCTAAAGTTAGCGTGCGGTTTGCAGACAGCGTAGTAGGAGTTATAGTTACTGCATAAGACGATGTGCCGCCTGCCCGTCCAGCAAGTACAACAGCATCTTGTGTGGCTGCTGCTTCTGAACGAACCGCACTAGCTGCTCTAAACGTCTGCGCAGCGGTAAAAATGTTTGATTGACTGGCAGTAAGCGTTTGTGACGAAGGTAGAGCTACAAAGACATTCTTAGTGCCAGCAGAAAAGTTAACCGCTAAGTTACTGTTAGAACTACTGTATATCGTTGTGCGAGTAAGTTCTGTGGCTCCGGCATTCAATGTACCAAGACCTAATTCCCATTCATTAGCAACGGTGTTAAACGCTGCATAAAACGTGGTGTTGCTACCGCCAATACCTGACAAGAAAGATTGGTAGCCCGAAGGAGGGCCTCCCAAAACGAAAGGGACTGTTCCTGTTGTCGTCGATATTTCAAGTACCCTGTCGTTAAGAACAAACGGCATTTAAGCCTCCGTTGGAATAGGCGCTTGCGTCAGTTGCCATACATCTTTAACAATGCCATCAACCCACTGATAAGTGCATGTCGCTTCAACTAGGTACATACCTTCATCTGGGTTAGGGCAAGGTACTCGCTCAAATCGCGCAAACTCAGGTGGCAGGTTGTTTACGTCAACATGTGGAAACGCCTGCCGGAAGTTATCGCCCATAATCGGGTGCTCAAACGGTTGCCCGTCAACGATACGAATATACAGTTCCATCACAGATTACCCGTGTTAGTAGAAGGAAACGCTCTATTTTTACCCCAGATAATACGCACCGCGCCTACTGCGCCGTTTGCCATCTCAAGCCCAGTGGAATCTGACCCCGCAGAACCTCCACCGGGGGCACCGGGGGTGGATAGTAGGTTTGTGGCGTAAAAGTTTGCACCAGTAAATTGCTGGGTTCCATTACCACCACCAGAACCACCCCCTGCCCCAACACCGTCCCCGCCGGTAGCAGACCCACCAAACCCGCTTGTGCCCTCACCATAAATGCCAGTGCCGCCACCACCTCCACCTGTATCTGCGCTGCCTCCCCCCGCGCCACCACCACCACCACCCCCGGTTCCGGGGCTGCCTGCTGCTGCGCCTGATGCGCTACCAGCACCGCCAGCGCCTGAATACCCGCCAGCACCCCCACCACCCCCGGCACTAGTAGTCCCCGCAGCAGAGCCCCCTGCTCCACCATTACCACCACCGTCTCCGGTAAAGGTTCCGCCCGTACCACCAACAAGGAAGGTAGAAGGGCCTGCCCCACCACCGCCCCTGACAGTCGAGGTGTTGATAAAGGAACTATCGCCTCCTGCGCCGGTAACAGAAATGTTAGAAGTTGAAGAGCTGGTGCCGCCAACACCCACTATGACGGTATAAGAAGTGCCGGGAACAACTGCGATGTTATTTTTCCAACCTAATCCACCACCGCCACCACCCGAACCACCGTTACCCGCAGTTGAGTAGTTACCGCCTGCACCCCCACCAATACAAACAGCGGATACGCTTGTGACGTTAAGTGGCGCTACCCAAGAGAAAGTACCTGCGGTGGTGTATTCCTGTTGACCGGCTGCTGGAATATCTGCTTCAGTTAATTGGTTAGGCGTAAAAATGCCTGATGGGATTTTTATCCCAGACGTATTGGTATCAACACTACCAACAAGACGACCACCAATATAACGAAGACTCATGTAATTTCTTCCCAAGAAGCCACTACAACAAGATCGTTTGCGGTGCCTGCCGTAGCACCGATTGATTGGTTTTCTTTTACGTACAACCCTGTGGTTTTATCAACGACAATTACCGACGAATCCGCAGGGACAGACAACGTAGAAACGATTGGGAACGCTGTTCCGCCTAGTGCCGCCGCGCTGTAGAAGTTGATCGTAATGTCCGCCGGAGTCGCACCGTCCACGTTAGAAACAATAATGCTGTTTAGTTTGAACACCTTGTTGCTTGACGCAGCATTACTCAGAATGGACGTAGCCCCCGTCGTAGTAAGAGAAGTTAGCGAGTTCTCTCCTATGATGGAAGTCGCGGAAAGAATACTTGGGTTTGCCATGACGCTTCCTTATAAACCAAATACAAGGGCAGAGATGATGCCGGGGTTAGACCATACGGGTGCAGCAGCCGAACCGCGAGAAGTTAGTGTTTGACCGGAGGTGCCGTAACTTGGTGAACCTGCTGCTCCTACGCCTACAGCACCATTAATGATGGTATTTCCACCGAAGTAATTCGCCGCCGTACCATTCGCATAGAAGTTCCAACGACCTGTACCACTAGCGATGTCGGAGTAGAAGCCGTAGTTGTTAGTTGCGCCGGTTAATGTGTTTTCAGCTAAAAAACCAATTTGCGAAGATATAGATGAACCAGCTCCAATAGATAATTGCGATGCTTGAAAGTGCCAGTAATTACCAAGTGCAAAACTTGCAGCAGCAGTTCTAGTCTCAGACCTATAAGTAACAAATAAGTTTGTTACGTCACTCTGTACCGTGCCAGCCTGAATAAACCCAAATGAATTTCCAGAACCAGTTGTGCCTTGTGTGAAACTTCCTGCTAGTCGGACGCGCTGGTTAGAAACCGTACCGCCAGATGCTAATGACATATTCCCCGCATTATCAATCCGCATCCGTTCTGTCGGACTACTAGCACCATCAGCCGTGGTCAAGAACACCAAACGTCCGGGCATATCGTTAGTGCCGGGAGTACCGTCTACATCTGCCGCAATTCTTGCACTGTTAACGAAGCTTGTACCATCACTACCAAAGAAATTTAAAGCCCCATACTGATCTCCATCAGCAACTATTGCCTGCGTACCAATTGTGTCTGATTTGCTGCGACGAAGGGCTATGGTGCTTCCGGGCGTTCCGGTTCCTCTCCACGCATTAAAATTTACAGGATAAGTAACAGATGAATTAACTTGTAATGGTGGCGCATCAGCAGTTGATGTAACACCAATCAGCAATTTACCATCAGCACCCACCACAAATGGCGTACTGTCAGGATTAGCACTATCCTCCACCACCAACGCGTTACCTGTGCCTGTCTGTGTGATGCGGAGCGCATCGTTAGAAGAGTTGTCTGTGACTACAACGCCACCAGCGGCTTGGTAATACACCGCTCTAGCACCGGGATAGGTTACAAAGACGTTTTTGGTTCCAGAACCAAACGAAACAAGGCTCCCGGAATTAGAGGACGCTAAAACAGTGTCACGAGATAGCGTTGTACCTGACGCGGTGTAGGTACCGATACCTACTTCCCAATCAGTGCCGCCAGTTACAGCAATGGTGTAGTAAGTTGTATTGCCGTCACCAACTACGGAGAAAGACTGATACCCAATTTCAGCCCCGGCAAGTGTTATCGTGCCGGTGCCTGTAGTGGTTGTTGTCTCAAGGACTCTATCTGCAATGACAAGCGGCATAACCCCACCTTACGCAATACGAATGATTGCATCACTCGCGGTAGCTGCTGGGAAGATAATGGTGAACGTACCGGCGGTCGATGTTTTGTCGCCACCGAAATCAAGCACACAAACTGCACGATCACCGTTAGTGCTGTTGTAAATCAAAGCGCCACGCGCTGTGATTGTTGCTGATGTAAACGACAAGTCAGAAAAATCTGTGAAGCCCGTAGTGCCAGACACTGTCACACCCTGATTAGTTAGTGAGCCACCACCAGAAGAATACGAACCACTGTTTGGCACTTCATTAGTCGCGGAGTAAACAGTAGTAGACGCATCCAACGTAGCCGAACTTGTGTATAAGGCGAGCTTAAAAACGTTAGCACCAACATCAAAGTCGTGTAGTGCTTGCATAACCTCGCCTTTGAAAGACGAGCACATTGCCTGAGTAATAGCCATTACATTCTCCTTACAATATCTGCGATTTGAGCCTGACCAGAGTCCTCAAGCTGGCGACACACGGTCAGACGGTCCTGCTCGACAGCTTTTTTCATATACCTAACAAGCACTTCATGTAGTTTTGCCTTGTACGCTTCTGCTTGCATTTTTATTTGTTCGGGCGCGGTGTCTGACACAGCAATAATATGTTCCATCGCCATGTCTGCTAGTTCTTCTGGTGAATGCCCACGATTTGATGTGGTGTACACCATGAACCGACCAACCGTTCCGACGCCTTGTGCGCTTGCCATAAATCCTCTTTAAGTTACTTGAACACGAGTTTGGCCTGAACGATACGCATCTTGACGGTCTAAACCATCTGACAACCGTTTCAGTTGATTGAGCGCATCGTTATAGTTTGCTTGATACATTTGCAAAAGGTCTGCCTCACCTTTTAAAAATATATAAGCTTCTACTAGAGAGCCATATAAAAGGACAGTACTAAAATTACTTCCAAGCCATGAAGTGCCTATGTCTACAATAGACGCAGGGTAGGCGTTATAGTGCATCTCCATGGTATAGGCCGCATCAGGCGTAGGACCTAATATATAAGTGTTTTGGTCAAAAACGGCGTAATACTGGGGTTTACCAGAAACTGCGGGGTAAGGAAAAGCTTGCCTAATAAAGTTTACGTCCTTATTTAGCAAGTATTCGTACTCTCCGGTAATTGGCGTAACTACGGCTATAGAATAATTTGATAGCCAATCTGCGGGGAGAGACAAATACTTGTTCCCCAAGGTAGTTGTACCAGTAACATTTTTTCGTTGGACAGGTAGCTGAACCGAGTTGTAAATGCGGGTTTCAGCCTGTCGAATAAACAGGTCTATCTGCTCCGTGCCGTTAGATGTAGTCGTGCCGGTACCCGCGACATCCGTCCATATATTCGACGGAAAGTCGTTTTGCAAATAGTTTTTTATAGCAATAAACAACTCGTTGTAGTTCACGCTTCACCTCAACCCATTGGGCCTCGTGCCATTAAACCTTTAGTTGCTGCGCCTGTGCCACGAATTTTGATACCAGTGGTTTTTGGCTCTTTATAGTTACCCTTAGTAACTACACCAGCACCAATGTTCATCTCATTCATGCAGTCTTTACCAGAATAGGATTTAAGCACCGATGGCGGTGCGGATTTAATCTTTTCCATTATCGGCTCCTTGAAGACCCACGCTGATTCATAGCACGAGCCATGTTGCGGCCCATCTTCTTCATGGCTTCGCCGGTCACCCCGCCTTTAGCCATACCTTTGTGCATCCGCTTTTCGTGTGCTTTGACTTCCGCCTTAGCCACTTTCTTCATGCTGTCCATAATCTACTCCTAAGTAATAGATACTGTTACTGTCCCTACCTGACCAAGACCTACAAGGTCATTAATAGCTAGTTGAAAATCCCCGCCGTTACCAAACCCTACTGGGTTCCACCCCCACTGAATAATACGGCTACCCCCCGAAGGGTCGCCAAAATCAGTGTTCAACGTCAGCTGCAATCCGGTATAACCAGCTTGGCGGTAACTTAAATCCGGTCTTGGCTCCCGAACAGCTTGCGGGTCTTGCACTGGGTACATCCCTAACTGTAACTGCGGATGATCTTGTTCCCAACAGGTATGACATACTTTAATCGAAACCTGTTTGGTTTTAATCGTTAGCTTCTTCAGTTCTTTCAGCTTGTAACGAAATCCACAACGGTCACACTCCGCAATAGAATTCTTGCCACTAGCAAACCTGTTTCCCATTAGAAAAACATCTCCCGTGGCACTAGACGGTCAGCCGCTTTTTCGCGGTCTTCGCCCGCCGCTAAATCCCACGCTTCATCATACATAGCCTTTAGAGCTTGGATGCGCATTGGGTCAACTTCCGGCTTTTTTACAGAAATCATATAAGCAAGGCCCGCTACTAAACAGTTCTGGAAACGGAACGGTATATCTACTACGTTAGTTCCATTACCTGCATCATAAATACGTTTTAACCGCCAGTAATAAAACACGTAATATGGGTTTAGTTGCGTGCCTTGGTCTGGTGCAGGCCATACATTAATTTGTGGATACTTTGGGGTTGCGCCCAATAAATCGGTCGTCTGCCCGCTCTGCCGATTAATCCAAACTTGAATAGGACGGCCTTGCGTTAGTTTATTTGGGATAGTTGAATACGTAGATACGCTGATTCGAGTTATATTTAGATCAGTCTGGTTAGGACCTTGTCCGGAATCAGTGCGAATAACATGTTCAATAAGATCAACGGTATCATTAGGTAAATCATATGTAACCACCCCTTGTACTAAATTAATTGAGCCTTGCTCAATCGTCCACAAGTTGATACCTCGGTTAGCCCACTCACCAATAAGAAAATTAAGGCTGCGCCGTGCCGTACGAAAGTCATAGCCGGTACGCAACTCAAGCCCGCAACGCTCAAACGCCTCTTCAAAAATTTCGTTAAGGTCGGGGTTGAAACTTGTGTTACTAGTTGTAAAGGCCATGATTATTTAAATTAAAAATACATGCGACCAAGACCACCATACATCCCGCCATACGGGGAAAACGGTGGACGATATTCTTGCTGTTGTTTCTGGAACCCTTGCATCTGGGTTTGAAAATCCTTAAACCCCTGACTGTTTTCAAACTCTTCTTGCAACGCTTTTTGCTTGTTCATGTATTCCGTATAAGGACTACTCTGCTGAAACTTTTGTTGCGCTTCCTGCGCTTGCTGCATCCACCCCGGCATACTAGGAGGGGGGCTAGGAGAAAAGTTGGAATAGTTTTGAAACCCTTGGGTATAAGGATTACCGCCCCCATACGGATTAATTCTACGCATACTCTGCATAGAAGACGAGAGCATACTCTGTGCCCCCGGATTGCCTACTTGACCAACTGGACCGCCACCAGCCATAACTACCCCCTCGCTGCCCGCATGTTATCTATCAAATTAGGATAAGGTCTCCCGGCGGCTTTAGCCGCTGCTTTTGCAGCGGACTTTTTCTCAGGACTAAGCTTACTTGGCTTACCAAGACCTTTAGGGCGAGGCTTATCCCAGACCTCGCCACCCTTTTTATACACTTTCACAGGCTCATTACCATCACGCTTTTTGATGGTTTTGATCTTAGCTGGGCTTATATCGCCCATCCCGCGAGAAAGCATCATATGATCTTACCCTTAGTTTTACCGCGTTGAGCGATACCATCTGCTCTCTTTGAAGCAGACGATTTGACCTTACCGCCCTTCTTCATGCCCATTCCCGGCGCAGCAGGTTTTACATTAGTCATGGGCATACTAGTAGGACGCGGCATTGGCATTGGCGCCGGATTTGCCGGACCACCCCCACCGATCATAGGAGCGCCGCCGGTCGGTTTATTAGGCAATACGTTCACAGCAGGGCCAACGGGCATACCGCCACCAGCAGGGCCACCCCTAGTAGGTAGTACGTTTACAGCGGGGCCCGGCATAGGACGACCACCGCCAGCAGGTCCTCTTGGTTTGATAGGTCTCATCTCAATCTCCTTAGCAATACTTGCCGCCAGCCTTACCGCCGCTCTTCATCGTCACCTGTTTAGCTTTGGTCTTGCCTTTGTGGGCAACACCATCAGCCGACTTGTGACCAGCAGCCAGACCACCAGCGGCGTACTTTTTGACGCCGCCACCTTTATTCATACCAGCTTCAGCCATCTCATGTTTGATCATGGACTTAGGAGCACCCTTCTTTTTCATGAAGCCAATCTCTTCCTTAACCTTCTTCATTGACTCTTTCATCTCACCGCCTCCTTTAAATTTCTTGCCTTTATCGGCTTCCATAAACTCTTTTCCCACAGACTGTGGAATCTTAGTTTTCTTTGCCACAGCTGGATTAGTTGCCACCGCAGCCATGAGACGGTGTTGTTTACCTGAGACGCTTGGCATCAGACCATTCTCCCGCGAGTCTTGCCGCGCTGTGCAATGCCATCGCCTCGACTAGAAGCGGAGCCGCCGTTATACTTTTTAACCATACCGCCCTTCTTGAACGGAGTTGTATTACGCAGGTGTCGTGGCACAAACTTACTATCGCTGCCCTTTTCCTTGTCCTTAGAATACCTAGTAACAGGCGCAGTCTTAGGCTTAGCCGGTTTTGGTTTATCTTCGCTCTTAGCTTTATCCTCAAGATCATACTTACTGCCAGTTGGATAAGGCTTAGACGGACGCTCACTAGATGGCAAAGGCATCTTAGTTTCTGGTTTTTTAGGCTGCGCCTTTGGAACCGACTTAGGTTTAAGGTCTGCGTTATCAGGCGGGGCCATTTTTACAGCAGTAGATGACGACACTGTTGGCTTTGATGTCGAAACTTTCTTAACAGGCGCAGGTGCGGGGGTGTTGTCTTTAACGTCAGTATCAGGTTCAGTTGTATCAGACCCAGAAAAAGTGCCGGTCTCTTTGATCGGCTTAACCTTCTTCGCAAGATACTCTTCACGAGTCTCTTCTTTTGGCGCAGCTTTAGTCTCAGGCTCTACTGACTTAGCACCGACTTGCTTATCTATCTGTTCCTGCGGCGAGCGGCCTTTACTGTCTACAGACTTCAAGCTCTGGAACTTGTCTTCCTTATCTTCTTTGTTCTTCATCAGCTTGTCGTATATAGCAGAGCCGACAAAGCCAGCACCTAAGCCGGTAAGGATGGTGCCCCCAGTACCGAACTTTTTAGCCTTCTTTTTCATAAAACTCTCCTTTGCGACTCAATTAGCTGGTCAATCTTATTCTCCAGCCTATTGAATCTCTGATCAATGTGATCAGTAATACGATCCACTTCCGCTTTTGTCACGTTATCCCGTGCAATTTCTTCACGCGTCTTATTCAAAAGAATAGTGATACGCGCAAGCTCAGAGAATTTTTCATGGGCAATATACGCAAACAAGCCCACAAACAGCGACAACGCGCCATTCCAAACGAATGCTAGGTCCACGGTTAACACTTCCAAGCTCGTAAAGATTTGTTAATACGACTATTAGGGTCGCTCGCTGTCTTGGAACTCGTAAGCTTCTTTTTCATTCCTTCCATACGGGCGCAGAATGATTTCTTACGAGGCCCACCCTCCGGTTGTGGCGCTTTCAATCCGGGTTTACCGGGGTTCGCCGCGTTATACGACGCCCGCCCCTTGGCGTTTAAACCGCCCTTGGGGTTCTTCCCTTCTTTTCTTTGCCACGCCGGAGACTTAGCCATAGAACACCACAATGGTTGCGCTAGACAGCGTGGCATGTACATCCGTGTTGAACTTGATGCCTTCGCCGGGGAACAGAATGTGTACTGACCCCTTGGCCGCAGGAGCCGTAAAAGAAAACCTCGTCGTACCGCCGGAACCGCCGTCTTTTAGAACAACAGTTCCGCTTTCGTCGTAGCTGACCGTTACCGCTTTTACACGGGTTGGAGCGCCATACGCCGTATTGGTAGAGGTTACCTGCGCGGCTTTTACGTCTGTTTGCATCATGGTGATGCCTCCTTATCAGACGTTTTGCTGACCAACCAGCGGATCGGTGACGAAGTAAGTGATGATGCCAGCAACAGGGTTGTTGCCGCTTGTGTCACTACGGGAAGTCACGTAAGCCATCTCGGTAGAAGCTGTACCGGTCACAACAGTACCAATGCTGGTAGTCGCGGCAGTTGCCACAGACAAGTTGTTAGCGATAGCCGCAGGTGTTGCGGTGCCGCTGGTGTAGCCGGTTGTGCCAAGGTCAACAGAACCCGCGCCGGTAGTGATAACACTTACCGAAACGACAACTGCGCCAGCTGGGAGAATAAGTGCAGGTGCGCCAGAAACAGAAGAAACCAGCACGTTAGCGGTTTCAGATGCGTCAGGGATGTAGAACTGAGCAGCCATCAGACCGGAACCGCAATACGCGGTACGAGTCGTGTCGCCGCCACCCGAACGCCAAATACTTTGGGTAGTAGAAAGAGCCATATTTTTCCTCATGCGGTTAGGTGCGTCAATCTGCATGAAGTCAGGCCGGGTGCCTGTTTGACGCACCGGGTAAACCCGGTATACCTACTTTATATACTACAAAAAAGGGGGCGTAAAGCCCCCTTTTCTATTACGCGCCTTGCGAGCCGTACATGCCCAGCGGGTCAGACCAGCCGAACGAGTAACGCTCACGAGCCTTGTAACGCACGTTGCCGGTGTCAAAGTCACCGTCCATCGAGTTCGCCAGAGGCGTACGAACAAAGTGCTTCATGCCGTTTGGAACGTCAGTGGTCAGGAACCATGCGTTGTTGTCGGTCAAGAAGTGGTTGATCGTGTAGCCGCCGGGGATCGAACCGTTGTTCTTCAGTGCGTTCACGTCGTTATCGTTGGTACCGACACGGAGTTCGGTTTCCAACAGACGAGTAGCAACGAACTGGAGGGACGGTGGGATGATCAGCTTCTGTGGTTTCGCAGCAATCAGCAGACCACGTTCGTCAGTCCACGCAGCGATTTGAATCACAGCGTTTTCCAGCGAAGTTTCGTTCAAGTCAGCAGGAGTCGAAGGGATGTTCGAGTTAGTGCCGCCAGAGACGAGTGGGTGGTTGTTTGCAAACAGGGCTTTACCGTCGCCACCCGGATAGGAAGCATTAAAGCCGTTGTTCAACACGTTTGCTGCTTTGACTTGCTTGGTATACGACATAGCACGAGCCAGAGCCTTGGTATAACGAGCCGACAGGCTGTCATACAGGTTATCTTCAATGGCCTCTTCGGTCAGCGAGAAACCCAGAGCAATAGTTTCGTGGTTGTATCGTGCAGTCCATGCTTCTTGCGCATTGTCATACGCAATCGCAGAACCTTCGTTTTTCACCGGAGCTGCCGAGAAGCCGGACAGCTTGGTTTCTTCTTCGAACGAACGCTCGGAACTCTCTGTTTCGTAGATTTCCTTGTGTTCCTCACCATAACGCGAGTACTCCATGCCGAACAAAGCGTTCAAGCCGGGGAGCAGCTCTTTCAGTAGTTGTGCGCGTGAAATAGCCATGATTTAACTCCCTTATACGCTATCTGGGCCGTTCGGGTTGAGATAAGAATGACCGCCAGCCAGAGTTACCGACGCGGTTTCAGCCGTGAAGTCGATAGTGATGGTTGGGTGCGGAGCATTCCACTTAACAATAACTTCGCTGTAGTTACCGCTGGAATCGGTAGTCTCTTCAACGAGGCCAACGACACGGAACGGTAGCGTCTGCGCAGTATTGCTGCCCGAATCATAAGCACCAATGTTCGAGTTACCCGAAATAGTGGTGTTCGAGGCTGGCTGCGAAATAGCCATGTTGTTGCCCAAGATCGTGCCCGAAATTGGAGTGATGGTGGAGCTAGTAGCGCCGCCAGTCACAGCAACCTTGAACAGTTGATCAGGATCATCAGCGACATAAGCCACGATGTCCGAAGCAACAACACTGCCCGGATATGAGTTAGCGAACAGCTTTTGGCCGGTCGATGGATTGGTGTAGCTAACACCAAGGAACACGCCAGTCACGCCATTGGCGTTAACAGTAGTCGTGCCGGTCTCTTTAACAATAGTGCCACCATCTAGGCGAACGATGTCGCCATTATAGATAGCAGTACCGTAGTTACTTGCAATCGGGAGTTCACGAGTCTGGCCCGCAAACACCTGACCGCCGATCAGATTGATCGGTTTTAGCCCGTAAGGGGCATTTACAGTCGGATATGCCATGTTTGACTCCAAAAATTGAGATTAACCACCTTTGCCGAACGTGGTCGTAGACTTTCTCTCAGCAAAAAGAGGCATACGAACATCGTTCTCGCGCATGAAGCTGCTGTCAATCGCATTCGTCTGAGCTATGGTTTGGTTTGCGTAATACTGATTACGCTGTTGCACAAACTCTTCAGGCGTCTTGCATAACAGTAGCCCATCGACCTCAATGTTGTCTTTAAAACGACTATTAGGGTCGACTAGCAGTCTAAATTTAGGTTGCTCCTCAATCCTTACTGGTTCCCAACCTTCTCGCAATTTAGCGGAGATGTTCTTGGGGTCAGCTTTGTTAAGCGTAGCAACGCGTACCCACCTATACGCAAACCCAGCCTGTTTATCAGGTTCTGGTAGTAGTTCAGCAGGAGCCCACTGCTTAGGGCGTTCCTGTTGCGCACGGGCTTCTAATTCTCTAGTAAGTCGGTTCTCGCTCATAATCAACTCCCTTGTAATTTAAGGACTTCGCGGGCGTATTGCTCCGGGGTCAGTTTGAATTTCTTTGCTAACGCTGCTTGTGTAGCTGTTAGCCTCACCTGTTTCGGAGCCGTGCTCCGCTTAGCTGATGCTACGACGGTACTCGGCTTACTTTTTTGCTGAGATTTTTGTGACTCAGCAGCATTTGGAAAGGCTTCTGGGAACCGCCTGCGCATAGTCTCGTCAATGCGCTTGTAGTAGTCGTCAGTACCAATATATTCAGGGCCGTACTCACGAAACAACTTTTTATGCAGTCCCATCGCTGCGTCCGTCATCTCCTCGTCCTTATTGAACCAGTTGGAGTTACGGCGCTGCCAATCAGCGAATTTCGGGTCGGCTGGTTTTTGTTCCTGCCGAGGTTGCGGGAGTTGTACCTCAGTTTCTGTATCTTGTAAAGTGGGCTTATATTGTTTTGTACGATCCAACTTTAAGGACGCATCCACTAGGGCTTGCTGTGCCTCAACTAACTTCTCAGCGTCGCCGGAGTCATACGCCTCCCGGTAGTTGCGCTTAGCAACCTCGACCTCAGTCTCGGCTGCTGACCGGGCAGTGGCTATATACTCTTGCTCTCCAGAAGACAGGGTCGTCTTGAGAAGTTTGTTCTCCTCAAGAAGGCTTTGGGCAATACGTAGGGCTTCCGCCTGTTCCCGTAATGCTGCTTCCTTCTCCCGGCGCTCATCGTGCCAAGCCTTCTTATACTGTTTAAACCGGCTGACTACCTCTTCGGGGTACTCCCCGCCATCCTCCGGTTTTTCCAAAGAGTTAACAATATCGGCAGGAAGTGGTTCCTTACCACGGTCTTCTTCAGGGGTATCGTCCTCGATCTCAACAAGAAGCTCGTCCTCATCTTCAGCTTCCGCTGTCGTAGTCTCGTTCTCAAGCTCGTCGGGGAACTTATACTCAGTTTGTTCCATAGGCATGTCTGTCTCCTTATGCTCGTGAAATACCGCGTGGGTCTTGGACTACGGCCTCGACAGAGTCATCATTAATTAGACGGAACTCCCGTCCATGAATCTTCAGTCTGGTGCCGCTGTTTGGACGAGCCAAGACAAAGTCACCCTCTTTGCACCAAGGGCCACCGGGGAATCTCTTGTCGTCTTTATAACAGTCTGGTCCGAGTTTCACGACAAAGAAGACCGTGCTAAGGACTTCCTCGTAATGTACGGTCTGGCCTGCTTTAATTAGGCCACTGTCATACTTCTCTTCTATTTCAGGAATGGCAACTAATATGTGGTACCCCGACGGGTCGGGGAGTTGAGTTGCCTTCTCTTCTGCGGTTTGTGGCAGTGTTGACACTTCACCGCTTTCTGTAGCGATGGCTAGTTCAGTCATCTGAATACTCCAAGTGTTTTGCGAGGTCGATTATGTAAGCTTCAACTGCGGTGAGACCTCGAATTTCACCGCAGATAAACCGGTACTCCTCAAAGCTCTTGGCAGAACTGTTACCAAGCCCGTCAGATAGTTGTGCCCGACGCTCACGTAGTTCTTTAAGGATGGCTTCTATGACATTCATTTCTTACCTTTCTCTTTCTGTGGAGGAGGTTTATTCGCCTGTTGCTCACGATGTTTGTGCAGATCAACTGCAACTCTGAAGCCTTCGGCTTCCTGTTGTTTGTTTAGCTTGTCTCTGTCTAGCTCATACTTAACTGCCATATTTGCCCCAGCGATTTCTTTCTGGGCGTCAATACGTTGCTTCTCAATCTCCAGTTGCGCCATGCGTGCAGCTGCATCAGACTGATCCTTGGCGATCTTCCGCTGGACTTCAGCCTGTTTAATCTGCAACTCTTGCATTTGCATCTGAATGATTGGGTCTTGCATCTGCTGTTCAGCTTGTTTCTGTTGAGCCTCTTGCTGATGCTGCTGCAATAGCTGTTGTGAAGCTTGTGCTGCGGCCTTAGAGATTTGCAGCTCCATCTCTTTCGGAATCTCGATGTCTTCATCTGCCTCGTAGTTCGGAAGCTGAAAGCCCATAGCTGCCTCAAGCTGTTTGCGGTACTCATACCCCACATGCTCGGTTATATGCGCCATCATTGCTGCTTGTAGCATCGGCGCTTGTGGGTTCTGTCCTATTACTTCTTGAATCTTCGGGTCTTGTATCGCCGCCATGTGTACCGCGATATGTGCCTGATGGTCCTGATAGATAAACGCTTTAACAGGCTTGCCTCTCAAGATATTCTGATTCTCAGTAATCGGATCACGCGGGCGCGTGTCGTCTTCCATCGGTACAAGCTTGGTGTAGTTCTTAATGCCCAACACATCCAACATCTGTCTGTGTAGTAGTGGCATGTCATAGAGCTGTGGTGCTGTTTGTGCCAGCTGTAGTACCGCCTGATACTGCACGACTTTCTGACTCATCGTCGCAGCGTTCGGATCACTGACCGGGATCACATCCACTTGATCGTAGTCGCTCTGCTTAGCTCTCCGATCACCGTCTACTGGGTCGTAGTCGTAGTCTGGTGGGGTAAAGTCTTTGATGATGTCCTTGAGTAACCTAAACTCCTCGTGCATCGAGTAGTGGATGCGTGCCTGCACAGCAGACATGATCTTTAGAGTTCTCTCAAGTATAGCCAGCGTGGTGCCTACCGGGGCTTGTGCCGACATGTCAGACACTTGCAATTCAGCTGCGTTAGCGAACCGTCGGCCTTCTTCAATGATCTTATCCATCAAACCAGCCAGTACTGCGCTAGGCTCTTTGTATGGCAACGGTAAGATATTGTCTTTAATAGCCCCGCTTGGTACGTCTACATCACGGAACTCACCGGGGGAAATCGGCGTGTCGTCGCCTTTAATACGCATCCCACGGGCTTTCAAACCGCCCGGCAGGTTAGACAAAGTGCCTGCGTCTACGAGCTGTCTTAGGATCGAAGTACCGCTCTTCGCGTACGCGCCGATTAAGTGAATAAACCCGAAGCAATAGAAGCCAAAGCCGGGGATGTAACCGTAGTGAACGAAGTGCGTACGCTTATGCTTTAGCTTGTCTGTAGGCTTCCAATTACGGCGAATAGCCAGAATTTTCTGACTATGTTTATCGATAGTAATGATGTAAGGCAGTTTAATGCCTGTCTCTTCACCATCTTCGTCCTCATCCTCATACCCCGGCAAGTCTAAATCTACCTGCATCTCAAGAAGCTTGTATCGGCTGTCCGTAGTAGCGCGGAAGCCCATCTTCTCTGCGATTTTCTTCTCTACTTCTTCAATAGTGTCTATCGGTTCGCCTAAATCAATATCACGATAGAACCCATCGACTTGCAGCTTTCTAATCTCATTCTCAGTCTTACGCATCACATGTGTGACACGTTCTGCTGTTCTAAGACTTGATGTGCCGTACGGTACAACTACGTCTTCAGCGGGCACATAGATTGAAGTCTGTCGACCCAAGGACGGGTCAAAATAAACCTTTTTAAACGCGTTACCTGACAGGCCCAAACCCCACAACATACGCTCATGTTCAGGGCGATATTCAGGCATTTCTTCTGTCAGACGATAATTCATATCGTCTCTGACGCGTTCAGACGCCTCTTTCTTTTCAGGAGTCTCTTTACCGATAATTTTCGTCTTAACCGGCCCAGCAGCCGGGAAAGTTTCCATGATCGTTTCCGACTGGAATTTGACGAGTGCTTCTGCGAGAAGAGGGTGTGTAACTCCACAAGCACCCGCCCAAGGTTCTGTCCGTTCTTCAAGCTTCATCCCCAAAAGGTCAAGGCCATCAACGTACGTCTGTATCCAATCCTTACGGCTGGCTACGTCCTCTTCATAATCTTCAATCAAATCGCCCGCAAGCTGCGACAGAATTGACTCAGGTAACTCTTCAGCTAAGTTAGCTTCAAAGTCCTCGTCGTCCATTTCTTTCGGCTCAATGTCAATCTCTAGGCCTTCAGTTCGCAGTCTGACTGCTTCTGGGTCTTCAATCTCAATCTCTAAATCAGGCTCCATCACGGCCTGCCCTAACCCCTGCGGGGCTGCATACAATCCTTTTTCGATGCTCATCAGTAATATCCTCTATGCCTCTTCGACTTAAACAGCTGAATTTCTTCAGGTTCGTCGTTATGCAGTCGTATAAACCCACCTTGCCGGAAGCGGAGCAGAGCCAGCGTAGTCGAGTCCACCAAGTCGTCATTTATGCCAGACGGAAAGTCATTACACTCTTCAATAACCTCCATCGCCCAGCGTCGGTGCGGCGCCCACACCACACCACTGTGAAACAGTGAAGAAACAGCGTTAACGCGAGAAATCTTGTCTTGCCCCTTGCCCGGTGTGAACTCTTGTATCGGCACACCCATACGCCTCATCTCCTGATACAACACGGAACCAGAAGACTTCTTCTCCACGATGAATGAGTCGGGTTCCCATTCACGGTACTCATCCAACACCAACTGTTTTAACTCCGGGTACTCCATACGTCTCTTAATAGAGTTAAGCAAGATGATGTTGTAGTTGTTTACTTCCTCGTTGTAAAACACGCCCCACGTTGTTAAGGCGTTGTAGTCAGAGCGGTTGTTGGCTTCTTGTGCCGCATCCAAGCTCATGATCGTAAATTCACAGTGTGGCGGGTCGTCTTTGTCCCACATCTGCCACCACTCACGTTTTATTAACGCTCCTTCTTCCGACGTTGGCTGCTGCATGTACTGAGCATTCCAGTATCGAATATCCAGTGATGCCTTTTTCGCCAGCAGCTCCTCAAGCGGCCAGAATTCGGGCCAGAGAGGTTGGTCGTTCTCATCGATTGCCGGGAACTCCACCACTTCCCAGCGATCCACATCCTCGCTACGCTCCATCTGCGTAATAATTTGCCCAGTGAGATCAAGTTTGCTCCATCTGGTCATCACTACAATAATCGCCCCACCCGGCATAAGTCGCTGGATTGGTCCTGACTGAAACCATTCCCACGCTGGTAGAAACACTTCGGGTCGTCCCAGTTTTGCCTCTTGCTCAGAATGGGGGTCGTCAATAATAAATAGGTCAGCACCACGACCAGCAAGAGCACCGCCAACACCGATAGCAAAATACTCCCCGTTGAAATTGGTTCCCCACCTAGACGCACTCTTTGAGTCCGCCTGTAGCTCAATCTGCGGAAAAATGTCACGGTATGCCTCCGATCCAACCAAGTTTCGCACTCTTCGACCGAACTGCACCGCCAAATCAGCGGTATGTGAGGCCATAATGACCTTCTTTTGCGGGTATTTGCCCAAAAACCACGCTGGAGCGAGGTATGAGATGAGTTCTGACTTGCCGTGGCGGGGGGCGATGTTCACAATCACCCGTTTTTTCGCCCCAGAAGCAATTTCTTCGAAGATTTTTGCCAGTCTATAGTGGTGTGGGCCCACTTTATAGCCCGGATAGACGTGTTTTACGAAGTCTAAGAACGATTCTTTGCCTATTTCGCGGGTTACTTCTTCTCTGTACTTCTTTAATAGCTCGGCAGTACGCCGTTTTTGCTTCTCCGGCATGGTGGGAAGCCTAGCACGCAGCTTATTTATGTCTGCGGTAGATAGTCTTAGTGCATCAAGTGCCAAGTCCCGCCCCCGTTTCGCGTACTTCCACGTCGATAACCTGATCTTCCAACGTATTTAGCGTCTCAAGCAGCTCTTTTTCGACCTCTTCAATACTCATTATCTTGTGAGTTACTTCAGAACGACGCTTAAACGCATCAACACCATCGACTTCGCCAAGCTTCGATAGCGCCGCAATCCTCGCTTTGGGGTCTTTGGCGTTCTCAATTTCAGCGACTAGCTTGTTAACTACATATAGTTTCAGATCAGACAGCTCTTCAACGATCATGCAGTTGCTCTGCGCCACCATGCCCGCCAGATAAGCCATGACCTCGTTTGGGTACTTAGCAAAGTCTGGGCGGTGCGCGGGGTTATGCACCATCTGATGTGCAAGCTCTCTTGCCTGATTAATATGCTCAGACGATGGCTCGATAGATTTGTTGTTTAGATCAGCGACTAACTTAATAGTACGCGCCCGCATCTCAATCTCTTCTTGCGGGGTGAGGTCAGGCATTGCCTCAGTAGCTGAGGCTGGGAGAGGAATGTCATCCTCGATGTCGGGTAGAAGTGTATTCATATCGGCTTTCTGTGGCCTAACAGAATAACGTGGAATATAGCAGGTATTGCTCAGTTGTAAATGCTTGTTAAATTAGCAACTAAGTTTTGGAAAATTTTTGTGAAATATTTTTTGTTTAGGCGAAAGAAATGTTAGATAGAAGGCTGTGACATGACGGGTGGGCTGTGTCATGGGGATGATTGAAAGGGGGGTTTGGATCAGTAATTTGGATTTGGTGGTGTCGTTTGTGCGTATCCGAGAGTATGGGCGCGCGATGGTACCTGCACGCATTCTGGGGGGTGGCGGTACGGTGGGGTCGCGGGCGGAAACTTTACATATGGGGGATATGTCGGCTATAAGATAATCATGCGATGCGAACCCGTATCGTATAACCTGATCCGAAAGGTACATCATGGCAAAGAAGCTGTTATTCAAATTCACCAAAGCTAATCTCAATGCCCATCCAATACGGACATTGTGGTATCGCTTAACCTGCTACGTAGTAGTCGCGCGGTGGGAAAGCATCGAGTCAGTACGGTTTGCTCGTGACTACGACGACGCACTTGGTTGGGCTAAGTGCTACCCGGTTGGTGCAACTGTACTGATCGGCAAACGCGGACGCTTACTCGGCGCACGCTTCTAACTAATGGGGGCTTCGGCCCCCTCACTTCGAAAGGAAAGACAATGCGCTCTACACGCATTCTGAGAGGAAAGGCTATGCATTCTAAATGGACTCACGATTGTGAGGCTTGTGAATACATCGGCTCGATGCACAGTGATAGGGGTTTGCTTGATTGGTACACCTGCAACGACTCAGTAATAGCACGGCACGGTGACGACGGCCCAGAGTATTGGTCGGCGCCACGCTACATCATAGATAGTGATGCTTACCTAATTGCTAATGATATGGATGGCAACAATGGTGTAGGTGCAATGCTAGTACTCGCCCGCTTCATGCTGCAACGCTAAACCACCGGGGGCTTCGGCCCCCTCACTTCGAAAGGAAATACCATGGACTACAAAGTTGCTATTCAAGAAACCGACGGCATCATCCGCAGCTTCTACTGCGATAAGTATCTTGACGCTGTCTCGCTGTTCCATCTGCTCACGCGCCACTATCTGTATGTGGAACTGTGGAAGGAAGGCCGGAAGGTGCATGAGTACGACAACATGTACAACGACTGATCGAGGGGGCTTCGGCCCCCTTCTTTTTGTTCGTTTGAAACCAGTTATGTGTCGTCGCGCGTGGGTCAGGGCGCGGGCGCAAGCGCGCACGCCAACGGTTCAGCCTATCCTGAAACGTTGATTTTATCTGTAGTGTCAGCTAAAAGATAATTATGCCAGATAAATACTGGCCTTTTATCAACTACATAAAGGAGCAATATCATGGCTAAGAAAACTGCCATTGCATTAGCAGTACAGGAAGTGTCGTACAAGTCCTACCGCGACTTTGGTTATAGCGTGGCTAAAAAGTCTGACGCATCACGCCTCGATGGGGCTTGGGCTTTGGATAACATTGCAAACTTTCTTACCGAACCGGCTAAGGAAGCAATCAGCGAACTGAAAGAAGGTTTTCGTCAGCGTTACAGTGAAACTCACCCCGATGTTGCTTACGCTGTCGTTGACGGTAATTACATACCACGCGATCAACTACCGGCTGACGCTAAGGTACTGGAGAACGTCAACATTGGTGTGGCTTACGCCTTTTCGTTCACTCAGCAAGCATATGGTGCGCTGAAGGCTGAGGATTTGCCCAAGTATCAAATATTGCAAGACCTGCGTGACAAGGTAAACAAGTATTGCTTCAACTGCTTGTCAGACTTGAAAGCAGCAGCAAGGAAGGTAGAAAAGCAGCGCAATCCTGAATCAACCACACGCGCTGCTACGCTGGCTTTTGGTGAGTTCCTTGATAAGCAGTTTGATGCTTGGAATCAGCGCTGCAAGACAGCAGAGGCGAGAGGGAACGATCCTACCGCAGACAGCAAGGCCTTACGCGAAGCGATTATCGCTTTCAAGGTCAAGTATGAGATGTTAAACAAGCAGTAACACTCAACCCTGCCAGCCGAAAGGTTGGCAGGGTTTTTTTTCGCCCTGCGTTTGAAACCAGTTATTTGTCCTCGCGCGCGTGCCAGAGCGCGTGTGCGTCATGCGCTAATTAACGATTCACCCATGCCTGAAACATTGATTTTCTCGCTAGATATCAGCTATAACATAATTACCGGATGAAATTAGTGCCGGTTTAATCCTTACGCAAAGGGGCATTATCATGGCAAAGAAAAGCCAAATCGCAGTAGCAGTAGAATCAACCTTCAAAGACCTTGAGGCTTTCGGCTATTCAGTAGCTGGTAGCTCGGACATTCTCAAAAAGAATGGCGCGTATGCTTTAGATAACATTAAAAACTTTTTAACAGAGCCCGCTAAAGAGGACATTGACCAGCTTAAAGCTGGTTTTCGTAAGCGGTATGAGGCTAATAATCCAGCTACTGAATACGCAGTAATCGACGGGAATTACATTCCAGTAGACCAGCTGCCGCCGGATGCAAAGCCGCTAGAAGTAGTCAATATCGGCGTCGCATATGCGTATTCTTTCACACAGCAAGCTATCGGCGCGATGAAACGCGATGATCTTGCTAAGTACAATGTGATCTTTGCTTTACGTGATCTGGTCAACAAGTATTGCAAGAATTGCATGGATGATCTGATAGCTGCGGCAAAGCGAGAGTATGCTCGACGTAATCCGAAAACGCAGACCAGAGCAGCTACTCTTGCGATGATTGAGTTTCTGGAAAAAGAGTTTGAGACATTCAAGACCCGATGCAAGACTGCCGAAGTAAGGGGAAATGATCCTACTGCCGATAGCAAGAAACTAGCAAGAGCTAGTGCGGCATTCTGGAAAGAGTATGATGTGAAGTAATTTTAGCCGACGCGTCGCAAGACGCGTCGGCTTTTTTGCGCCTGCGTTTTTGAAACCAGTTCTTTGTCCTCGCGCGTGCGCGGGCAAGCGCGTTAAATAAGAGTTCAGCTATGCCTGACTCGTTAAATTAACTTTTACACCATGTTGATGGAAAAGGCTCGTTCGGCGGAAATTATTGTGAGTTGCATCATTTACCGTTTGCTTAAATGACGCTGAGTTGCCTTGTTCCGATAGCTTGTTCCAAAAAAGCCGGAACAAACAGGGTCAGGCAGAACAAGAAAAGCTAGGATTTATGCGGGTTTTCAGCGTTTGTTCCAATGTTCCGGTGTTTTTGGGGTAGGGGGAGGGAAACGCACGATTTTTTACGGATCGGTCGAGTCCTGTGGCAAGTGCAAAATTCACTCCGAAGGAAGCGTACTCATATTTTTTCTAGAACAGAACAACTATATATAGTTTATGTTAAAAAATAAAATAAGAAATACAAACACTTACGCGTACTTTTTCTGTTCTGGCAACCATTTTCCTCAGAACACCCTCACGGAATAATGCGGGTTTTCAGCCCTTTTTTCGTTCCAAAACTCATCTCACCAGCCCAAAATCAGAACAAACCCCTGCCTAAAAAAGTCACCCAAACAACTTGACTTATATGTTAAGTTATGCTATAATTATACTGTTGGAGAGCAATGTAGCTAGATAGCATCCAACACCAGCATTTTTATTTAACAGTTCAGGGTCACCTGACTCACTATTTACGAAAGGGTTCACCATGTTTGATTTAGTCGATGAGATGGAGTGGGAAGACGTTGCGCGGGAGCGTGGCCTAATAGTTTCTCTGGAGGAAGCAGGGTTCGAAGAATACGTAGAAGAGCCGCTGCATGGGCAGTACTTCAGCAACGAGGGCAGTATCTACAGTTACACAGACTGGTTCTACGACGGTGACGATCAAGCGTTCAGCGTGATCTGAACTGTTATTTAATTAATCGAAAGGAGCAACATCATGGGACGTATCAAACAACTAATGATCGAGATGCAAGAATGGCGCGAGAATATGCCTGACCTGATGGGTCAAGCGTTGGCAGATGCCGAGCAGGAGTTTCTAGCCACAGTAACCGAAGCCGACGACATGCCGCTGTGGATTCAGCTGGAGTTAGACCTGTGGGAGAACATGCAGGGGTTGGGTGGAGACTGTGACCTATGAGCATAAAACTTCTCAAGGCACACGTTGCCTTTTACACATCGACTGCTGAGGTGGACAACCGTATCCTGAAGTACTACACCGAGGAGGACAAACAGTCTCAGGTGGCACGAGCCAGAGGCGAGTTTGCTGTTCTCAAGGGGTGGTGGGAAAAGCAGGGGTTCAACACGTCATACGGCGGGTGGTGTGACGTGATGGAGCCGCGTGGGATTATCGTGGGTGGAACATTTCATACATCACACGACTACGAGCAGTTAAACGCGTTGATCCATGACTACAAGGAGACGTTCCTGCCTGACTACGACGATGACAGCGTGTGGTGGGGCGAGGGTGACGAGCCGACCGAGGGCTATGCGCTAGAACATGTCTGGGTGAAGTTCAACGTGTACAGGACTATCGAAGACAGCGACGTGGTACGTCTGGGCGCATATCGGCGGTACTTGGACTTGAACATCGACGTGGCTATATCGAACAACTTCTATGCGAAGGGAGGGGAAGATGGGCTACCGTTCTGACGTGACGTGCATCATGTACACCAGCAAACCCGATGACAAGGGCGCGGGCGCAATCATGACTACGTGGCTAAAGCAACACATACACGACGATGAGATAGATTACTTTGAGTTCCATGATACCGAGGTGGTGTTTACTGCGGAGCAATGGAAGTGGTATCCAGACTATCCATCCATACGTCGGCTAGAGAAACTCTTTACTGACTTTCAGGAGACGTTCTGCGCGGAGCATCACGACAGCAAGTACGGCTACGAGTTTATGCGTGTGGGCGAGAGTTACGACGATGTGGAGCATTACGAGGCAGGGTTATGCGGCGGCAGACTCAGACTCAGTCGAAGCATACACATTGATTAACAGTTCAGGGAGGGGTGACATGGAAGATTACGTTCCAGAGTGCATGTTGTGCGGGGCGGAGTACGCCCTAGCTAGGTGGGCTATCGGGGCAAAGACTTGTAAACCATGCGGAGAGCAAGCGGCACGGGGGATCAAGCGCACCATCGCACCGATGCACAAGAGCAATTACGTGTTGGTCACAGACTTGGCTGACTTGAAGGGGTTGAACAACAAGGGAGGGCTGGTGAAATGAAACTAGAAGCTATTCAACTACGCAATGGCGAGTGGTGTGTTCGCCCACAAGGGCAACTAGGTACGTGCGGCTGGCATCCGAAGGCATGGACAGCGGCGTTCGTACGCGCAGCGTCGGCTGATGCAGCCGTGAGGAAAGTAACTCTTCAGGGAGGGCTGAAATGAAACGATATAAGAAAGTAATACGCGATGCCAAGCGCGTTCTCCGGGGAATAGACCATGACCGTCAGGCGAGAGAATTCTGGCTGGCGTTGATCGTCAAGACCAAAGGGAGGATGGGATGGATATAAGACCTTACGACGTGGTGATCAAGCATGAGCCTACGTCTGTACAGAAACTTTACCGCTTCCCCAACGGGGCTGGTGCGTCTGTTGTCAGGGGTGAGTTTACCTACGGAGGCGACGAGGGTCTGTGGGAGCTAGGCGTTATCCGGTTCGAGGGGGAGGGGGGTAACTACGTACTTATCTACCCGAAAGATGTCTGTTCAGAGGGTGACGTGATCGGCTGGCTGACCGACGAGCAGGTGGAGGAGAAGCTGGTGCAGATAGCCAACTTGACTGCGGATCAGGTAGCCGAGGGGGATACTGGAAGCGAAGCAACCACTTTTAAAGAAACGCATGGAGAACTATGAGATGGATAACTTCTACGAGATAGCAACGATAGTACTTGGCTGTGTGGTAGTAGCACAACACGTCAGTAAAAAGATTTTTAGGCATAAGATTATGTACATGCTCGACCGCATAGCGCGTAGGGATTGGGCTATTGAGCTGACCGAAAGTGGCTATGCGGTGCTGGATGAGGATGGCGACAAAATCTTTAGCGTCAGGGGAGGCAAGCGCCGTGGGTAACTGGCTTCTGCTTGCTCTGGCGGCTGCGCCAGCTGCGCTTACGTGCTTGGGTGGTTGGGTTGCCTACACGTATCCGCAGTTATGGTTCTGGGTCATCTAAAAAACACGAGTAAACTACTTGACTAATATGTCAAGTTATAGTATAATTATAGTGTGGTAAGGGAAAGTAGCACGCAACGCAGTTAACGGTTCAGGGTCACCTGAATCACTCATCAACGAAACGAAAGGAAACATCATGGAACTCAATAAACCACAGCACATCACGTCACTCGCAACCAGCGGCCTTCTGGTCGCAGTCGAGGTCAACGTCTGGTCAGCTACCAAGCAAGACCGAGCCATCAGCAATGAGGTTACTACCGCAAAGAAAGCCGATACGAATGCAGGCAGGTTCGTTAAAAACTTGCTGGCGAACAACGTCGACCACAAGGCGTTGCTGAACTATCGTCAGACGATCTACAACTGGATACAGCGTTCGACCTATCCGTGGAACAAGTCGCAGGACTATCTGCCGTACGTAGCGTTGCCCAAGTTCATGCAGGAGTTTGACTGGCACGAGATTGAGTTCACGCGTCTTTTAGACAACTTCTGTAACAACTACAACACAACGGTGTCGAACATGGCGTTCGCGCAGGGCGATATGTTTAACCGCGATGACTACCCGACGGTGGATCAGGTGCGTAACAAGTTCGGGGTCACGCTGTACACCAGCGAGGTTCCGGTGGGCGACTATCGGTGCGCGATAGCGCAGGACTTGGCTAATGACTTGAATACACATTACAGTCGCCAAGCGGAAACAATAGTTCAGGGCATCCTGAACGATCAGGTAGAGAGGTTGGTTGATGTCATGGAGTCACTCGCGCATTGCTGCGGGTACGATGAGACAACAACGACCGATGGCGAGACCAAGCAGAAGAAGCGCAAGATATACGAGGGTACGGTGGACAAGGCGAAAGAGTATTGTCGTCTCTTCAAAGACTTCAACCTGACTAACGATTCAGCGTTGGATGAAGCAGTAACTAGGCTTGACCTAGCGTTGCGCGGCGTTGATGCAGAAGCGTTGCGTGATTCAGATGCAGTACGGTCACAAGTAAAAGACGAGATGGATGACATCCTGTCGAAGTTTGCACCACGTAGTATCTAATTAACTCACAACCCGAAAGGAAACAAATCATGGCTAAGATTCATTTCACCGACACCGTCAACATCGAGCAGCTCGCTGCGATGATTCCTGTAATGTCAGAGACAACTGAAGAATCAGACGATCATGTCACGCCTGTCATTATCAGCGAGCCCGGAGTAGGTAAGACATCTATTCTGAAACTCATTGCTCAGAACAATGGCGACAAGTGGCGTCGCCCTAAAGACGTTTGTCCTACAGACAAGTATGACTACATCTACGTGGATTGCCCATCGAAGGACTACATGGACATCTCTGGCACTATCCCTAATCACGTTGAGAAGTCTCTTGAGCAATACATCGGCGCGCTGTTCAAGCTAGATTCGGACAAGCCTAAAGTAATCATGCTTGACGAGGTGTTCAAGGTTCCCAAGCTGATGGGTACGCTGTTTACTCGCCTGAAGTTAGAGCGCATGGTAGGTGATCGACCGCTGCCTATTGGGTCTATCGTCTTTGCTACATCTAATAACTCAAGCGATGGTGTGGGTGACGCGATGCAAGCGCATCAGGGCAACCGTATTTGTCTCATGCGTATGGAGAAGCCTGATGCTCGGCGTTGGATCAAGTGGGCTGGTGATAACGGTATCAGTTCGACGATTCGTGCGTTCGTTGCTATGAATCCTCGCGTGTTGAACTCTTACATGGATGGTGGGCAGGAGAACAACGAGTTCATCTTCAACCCGACTAAGCCTACGCAGACGGTATCGTTCATCTCGCCACGTTCGTTGTCGAAGTGCAACCGTATCGTCAAGAACCGCAACGTGTGGGGCAAAGCGGCGGCTGATGTTGCGTTGGCTGGCACGATTGGCCTGTCGGGTGCGAAGCTGTTGTCTGTGTTCATCGACATGGAGTCTCAAGTAACACCGGTCAGAGAAATTATCAAAGACCCAATGGGAATTATTCTTCCAGAGGACATTGCGGCTTTGTGCATGACGATGATCAATGCAGTCGATGAGATTCAAACGCAGGATGATTTGTCTAGCTTTATGCAGTTCATTCAGCGTATGAAGCAAGACGAGTTACAGAGTCTTTTCTTTACGATGCTGTTGGACAACAAGCGCACCACCAAGCTGGCTGCTGGCAATGAGACAGTCAAGCAATGGGCGATGACTAACTACAAGTATCTTTGATTAACAGTTCAGGAAAGGGTGAACCGATGATTAGCATCACACCAGAAGAGAGGATGAAAAAGAATCATATCGCATTGATGCGACATCCAGAGACGGCGTTGTACTCAGGCGTGATCATGGCAGGTGAATCTCATGTATCAGACGAGATGTTTACTGCGTACACCGATGGGCTCAACAAGAAGTATTCAGCCAAGTTCATTGAGAAGCTGAGTGACGAAGAACTACGCGGGTTGATTCTGCATGAGAATTTACATGTAGCGTTGATGCACATTCCTCGACACAAGGATTTGATGGATGAGAACCGCTTGCTGGCTAACGTGGCAATGGACATCGTGGTCAACAACATCATCAACAGACTGAATGACAAGAAGCTATGCAAGCTACCGGAGGGGGGCATCTTTGATCCTCACTACGATGGCTGGTCTGTGCGTGAGATATACAACGATCTCAAGAAGCAGAACCCACCACCGCCGGACAGTAGCGGACAAAGCCGGACACAGCCGGACGGTAGCGGACAATCTAACGGTTCAGGGAAGGGTGAAGTCGTAGTTAACGGTAAGACACATTCAACCGAAGGCTCCGACGAACATGACGCACAAGGTACGGAGGGTAAGACACCGGAAGAGATGAAAGAGTTAGAAGAGAAGATCGGCAAAGCGTTGCGCGAGGGCGGGATGCTTGCTGGTCGGCTTGGAACTAAGATGCCGCGAGAGCTAGAGGAGTCTCTGGTATCCCCTGTCGATTGGCGTAAGGAGTTGCAGGATTACGTCAAGACATCGGTACGTGGCGCAGATGAACTAACGTGGCGTAGGTTCAATCGCAGTTTGCTTGCCAATGACATTCTTGCGCCAAGCGTTGAGTCTGAGACCATCACAGAAGTGCTGTTCGCTGTGGATACTTCAGGCTCGATAGGTGACGCAGATTTGGCTGCGGTAGCAGTACAGATTGCTGCTGCGTGTGAGACTTGTAGGCCAGAGAAGGTACGTGTGCTGTGGTGGGATACGCATGTGCATGGGGAGCAAGTGTTTACTGATGACTACGACAACATCCGAAAGCTACTTAAGCCACAAGGCGGCGGTGGTACACGGGCTTCCTGTGTATCGGAGTACATCATCAAGAACAAACTCACACCAGACTGCGCGGTGATACTGACTGACGGTTACCTTGAGGACAACATCCAATGGGCGGCGACAGTCGATACGCTGTGGCTTGTGAAAGGCAACAGCCGCTTTGTACCACCAAGCGGTAAGAAACTAATCATCGAAGGGGAATAACATGATCCATCCAATTATGAGTTCACGTATAGCTGAATCGCAAATCATCATGACGAAAGCATACCCGCTGGTTCGTGAGATTGTTCATAAGTACAAGCTGCATGTGATAGGGATAAAACAATCCAACTGGTCTGTAGACGACGAGAACAACTGTTTCTACATAGCAAACAACGAGGGCATGGTATTGGGTATTGCTGGTTTTAATCGTGATGGGCAATACACTTTCCGCACAGTAATTACACCGAAGGAGCGCGGGCGTACGACAGAGGACAGGATGACCTATGCTGCCGCGAAAGTGTCTGTACTGATGCGTAACATAGAAAAGTATCACCTGTTGCCCAATGATTCGTTAGAGGTGTTTGTCAAACTTAATCACTTTTACGATCTAGTTAATATCGTGTTGGCAAAACAAAAGAATGTGGGTAAACATAATCCTCTGAACGGCGAGTCTCTGCATCGTTTGTTGAAGGTAGCTTTTGGCTATCAGCCTTTGGAGAATCTATCGTTAGAATCAATGGAGAAATTTAAGAAAATTCTTGACGATTACGATAAGGTCGATAAGACTAGAGAGGAAAAACTAAATATAGTCAAAGAAGTGTTTGACAAACCAGTAAAGTTTCTCATGTACGACAGCACAGATACGTTCCTCAAAGGTGAGATAAACATTGGCATCAAACTTGATGAGGACTATCGTGTAGACGATGCTAGACCTGTAGCAGTCAAGTGTGAGCGCGTTGATAGATTCATGGATGACCCAGACTTCGCCTCTCGCTTGGCTATGTACAAAGTACTTGGACAAAAGGATGACCCAGACATGAGGTTCGTTGGCGAGGAGCAGTTCTTTCCGTTAGGCCGTGATAGTTACAACGAGGAGTTAGGTCTCTACAGAGTAGATACTGACGGATGGCGTCATGATTTCTTTCCGGCCAAGCCTAGATGGTTGTTCCTTGTATGATGTACTTATCGCCGCTGACAGCTAATGTAGAGGACGAGAGTCAGAAGTATTATCGCGTTCCTATTTATCAGGAAGGGGATATACATACCGTGTTCGTTGGAGATAATTTTGTACGAAAGTTTACGTCGGACACGTTGCCTGACTTTCTTGCGCTGAAGCTGTCGATGATTAAGGCTTCAGCCAAACCTGAACTGTTAATTGACGATACGTTGACTGAGCATGATAACCCATCGTTTGCAATCATGTTGTATTCAATGCTTCCGTTCGAAGGGTTTGAGACTATCGGCTGGCAATTATCCAAGCGATACATGGTGGTAATTTTGACGGAAACACAACTGGAAGAGTTAAAAGGTGACACCCGAAGCTAAAGTTAAGAAGCAAGGCCGAGCCATACTTACCAAGATGGGGATGTATCACTTTCCTCCGTTCTCTGGTGGGTATGGTCGAAGCGGTGTACCTGATGACGTTGGTTGTTATCGTGGGTGGTTTGTCGCTGTTGAGTACAAAGCCAACGGCGGCAAGCCAACTGCGCTTCAACTAAAAAACTTAGAGGACATACGCAAGTGCGGTGGCATTGCTTTGTTGATTAACGAGACTAACGTCTCACAACTAGAGGAGTTAATAAACCATGAAATTCAGAGTCGTGGGGGATGACTACATGGTCGTACCCGAAGCAGGAATCTTTCGCTCTCAGCCAAAACATAGTCGTCTGATAGATGACTTTAAGTGGAAGCCGGGGGCGAACGTGCAAGCAGTCTGGCGTAAGCATGGATGGACACCACCATCCGAGTATCGTGATGACTATTTATTTAAACACAACCGAGAGGGAAACTAAGATGGCTAAAAGAACTGACGCAAAGCGTATTCGCGCATACATGAAGAAGCACCCAAACGCGATACCAAAAGATATTGCAACAGCTTTGGGCGTTAACATCGCTAATGTGTATTACGTGCGAAAGACGTTGAAGGATAAGGTAGTCGATCTAATCGCAGCGGGTTCGCCGTTGGCGAAGTATGTAGTACAGCCGAATCCGAGGTTGATCCCATCCTCATCAGTGGATACTACACCACGTTACAAGACGCGTATGCGGGGTTCGGGAGACGTGCCGCAAGTTACGCACTACGAGTTTGGTAATTCGAATGTGGACTTTGTTAACAACCCACCGCACTACACCACAGGAGGGATTGAGACGATTGACTTCATCGAGGCCAAGCAGCTCAACTATAACTTGGGCAACGTGGTGAAGTACATTACACGAGCCGACCACAAAGGTAATCGCGTAGAAGACCTACGTAAAGCGAAGTGGTACTTGGAGCGTGAGATTCTCGCGCAACACATTTAACTTTTATATAGCGGTTCAGGGTGACCTGAATCGCTATTTTTTTGTCTATTCAAGGTGCTTAATTATGTTTTGTGGATGTGGCGATAAAAGATCAGCTGTGATCAATACAATAAAAACAGAAAAGGGAGTACGAAGACAGCGCCGTTGTACGGGTTGCAAAGAAAGTTTTTATACGATGGAAGAACTCTATTTGAAACCAGTGACTGAAAAGATAAAGCCAGATGCGCGTGGGCTGTACACCAAACCCGATGTAGCAAAGATCAACAAAACAAAAGTTGAGATACGGCGTCGCATAGAAGATCGCGTACCGAGTTATTTTATCGAGGACGACTATTGATTTGTAAAGTTTGATTAATATTTATTTCTTGATCGGGAGAACAAAGTGCGCGAAGATTTGATCAGGATGGCACACGAGGCAGGATTTCAGTTTCACAGATACGAGGGCAACGTAAAAGAATCGGTCAACAGTTTGGAGGCGCTTGCGCGTCTTATCACTTCAGCAGACCGTGAAGCGATAGCTACGTTGGTTGAACAGATGGGCATAGAGGGCTATGGCACGTTGGCGATAGCCGCAGCGATAAGGGAGAGAGGTGCGCCATGACTGATGAAGAATTGAGTAAATTGATAAGAGAGTTTTTGCCATATCCATCAAAAGATCAGCACTACGCTTTAAGAAGTTTCGCAAAATTAGTCGCAGCAGCAGAGCGCGAGGCGTGTGCGAAGGTGTGTGAGGCTGAAGGTGAACGAGTCGATGCGTCTTGGGTAAGTTGCGCGTTCGCTATCCGCGAGAGAGGTGCGCCATGATTCTGAACAAAGACTGTTACGAGCGAGGCTGCGCTGCTTACGATGACAGAGTGGACGAAGGTGTTGTGGTCAAGAAAGAGTGGGTTGGGCTGACGACTGAAGAAGTTGAGCAAGCGATGGAGCAGAGTAAAGGCGCAGAAGATCGGCTGAAAAGATTTTATGAGTTGCTGGACGATATGCTTTGGAAGAAAAATAAATTGAGGCAGTACAAGGAGGAGAACACATGACCAAAGAAGAAGCATGGCTTATGTGGATGCAAGAATCCAATCGCTACGTCGAATACGATTGGGATACGATCAAGAAGTCCTCGCATTGGGAGGCGTTTTCGCGTGGTTGGGACGCGGCAACAGTCAATGTCAATGGCTGGGAAGACGCTTACAAGATGGGCGTGGAAGCAGGGAAAGAGATGGAGAAGAACGCGTGACTGAAGAAAGAAAAATTCGATACAGCAACGGCTGCATCAAAGAAGTTGATATGGCGTTTCTGATAAAGAAGCACACGAAGAAAAATAAAATAATCGGTATCAAGAGGGTAGTTAGTAGTGATATCCTCGGAGACCTAGAGCGCGTATTTATACCGTTCGAGATCGAGGTATACGACAGGGAAACATCTGTTACTTCTATACAGCACATACTTGTTGATTCGGTGACGGGCAGTATGTACGACAAGATGACAGGCGTGTGCTTGAGTTCAACGAGACTAAAACTAGGAGACTGAGATGCTAGAACAGAAGTATCGTGATTGTCTGGTTCGTGGTTACGAAAGATACGTGGCTACAAAAGATAGAACACACATAGATGACGCTATCCGGCTAGTCAAGACAATGTCACCGAATAGTTTTTATCAAGGCGCTAAAGACTTGAGTCTGGAGAAGCGCGTGTTCCAACATGAACCGTTTAGTGTTTTCTGGTCAGGCAGGGCAATCAAGAGAATTGGTGAAAAATGATTATCGACACTATCAACTACAAAGCTGTCTGGGCGTGGCTTAACGCTGTCTGGGCTAAGTCATTCGTTGCAATCATGCTGTTTGTACTTGGTATGTGGATAGGAATTGTTCAGACTGAGGGGCGCATCGCTGGCGACTGCAAGTTCGCTAATGCGTTTCGTGTTGACATACAGGCATTTGCTTGCCAAAGGAAACTGTGATGATTACTGAAATATACGCTGACGATCAAAACAAAATACATTTAATCAAGTACCGCCCAGTAGCAATCAAACCTTACCCCAACAGTACCGAGGGCGCATTCCCTTTACACCCAGAAGACTGCATATATAAAGGCGAAATATCTTGCTACACGCGAAGCGGGGATTCTCTTTGTGGCGGGTACATGGGGGATATAGGGTATGCAGTTATTCGATGCGGCATGGAAGCGTCATGAAACTAGCCCGCCAAGCTGTCCGTCTAGCCAATAACTTTCAGGAGATGCCACGCGATGAGAACGACCTTGAAGCCGCCGCTGTACTGATTGGGCTTGCGCGTGTGTACGAAGCAGCGCACGAAATGATGACAGCGAAAACCCACAAGCAAAGCGCAGACGCCTACGAAGAGATGAGAAAACTAATTAAAAATGAGTCTAATAACACTTGATTTTGAGACGTACTACGCCGAGGGGTTTGGGTTTAAAAACTTAACTACTGAGGAATACATACGCGACAAGCAGTTTGAAGAGATTGGGGTTGGCATCAAGATCGATGACGCTACCGCGTATTGGTATTCTGGTTCACACGACGAACTAAAGAAACACTTAACTGACCTAACCGATTGGTCAGACTCCGCGCTTCTATGCCACAACACTCTTTTCGACGGGGCAATACTTGGTTGGCGGTTCGGTATTCGCCCCGCTTTTTATCTAGACACGCTGTGCATGGCAAGAGCATTACACGGTGTGGATGCTGGCGGTAGTCTCAGCGCGTTGGCTGAGCGATATAGGATTGGTGAGAAGGGTGACGAGGTAGTCAAAGCGTTGGGCAAGCGCAGGGCAGACTTCACTCCTGCACAACTCTCGGCCTACGGTGACTACTGCAAGAATGATACAGAACTAACCTACAAGTTGTTTCACTTGATGGCGCCGCAGTTCCCCGGCAATGAGGTAAAACTTATTGACATGACGCTACGCATGTTCATCGAGCCGGTGTTTCAGGTTGACGATGCGTTGCTGGTTCAACGGCTAGAAGACTTGCGGGAAGAGAAGAACTCCCTGCTGGCTACTTTAAAAGAGGATTTAAAGTGCGATGATGAAGAAGCTGTTAGAAAGAAGCTGGCAAGCAATAAGCAGTTTGCTGCCCTCCTCGAATCCCTTGACCCGCCAGTGGAGGTACCACGAAAGCTCAGTCCAGTCACAGGCAAGGAGACATTCGCATTGGCGAAGAACGACGAGGGTTTTATCGAACTGTCGAAACACGAGAATACACTTGTCCAGCAACTGTGTGCAGTCAGACTTGGAACTAAGTCAACTCTGGAAGAGTCACGCATCACTCGATTCATCGACATTGGAAAGCGCAATCGAGGACTACTACCCATCCCCCTTAAATATTACGGCGCACATACTGGACGATGGAGTGGTTCAGACAAAGTTAACTTCCAGAATCTTCCTAGCCGAGATAAAAAGAAGAAGACCCTCAAGAACGCCGTACTTCCACCAGACAACTACGTGGTCATTAACTGCGACTCCTCCCAGATCGAAGCACGGGTGCTGGCTTGGTTGGCAGGACAAGATGATGTTGTTCAACAATTCGCCAGCGGCGAAGACGTATATTCAATCTTTGCTTCCAAAGTCTACAACCGAGACATAACAAAGAAGAACCCAGAAGAGCGATTCGTTGGCAAGACATGCGTTCTCGGTTTGGGCTACGGCACAGGCTGGAGAAAGTTACAGCACACGCTTGGGACATCGCAGCCGATTAGCGTCCAGCTTCCCGATGAAGAATGTCAGGCGATAGTAAATCTGTATCGTGAGGTCAACGACAATATCATTTCTTTATGGAAAGAATGCGACGAAGCGTTAGGGGAAATAGCCAACTGGGACGCGCTGTCTGATCCGTTTTATCTGGGGCAGCACGAGGTGTTGCAGGTGACGGAAGAGGGTATATGTCTGCCGAATGGTTTGTTTATCCGTTACCCGAAGCTGCGGTATGACACTGAGGGGGAGAAGTCTCAGTACAAGTACAAGTCGCGCAAGGGAGAGATCAGTATCTGGGGCGGGGCGGTGGTCGAGAACGTGGTGCAAGCGTTGGCTAGGATTGTTGTAGGGGAGCAGATGCTTGCTATTAATGAAAGGCATCGCGTCGTTCTGACCGTGCATGACGCAGCGGTGGTTGTTGTGCCGGAGGCGGAGCGTGAAACAGCTATGGAATTCGTCATAGAAAAGATGTCCACACCACCGGTCTGGGCTCCGACTCTACCTGTTGCATGTGAAGCAAAATGGGGGCATAGTTACGGAGAGTGTTAACAAATAAAGGTACCCCTATGAGTTCAGTTACGTGGTCGTTTTCCAGTTTGAAACAGTACATTAATTGCCCAAGACAATATCAACAGGTAAAAGTTTTAAAGAGATATGACATTAGGCCCACACACCAAATGCTCTATGGCACGGAAGTTCATACAGCGTTGGAGAACTACACGAAGGACGGAACAGAGTTACCCCACAATTACAAGCGGTTTGCTCCCTTGGTTGACCCGCTGCTTGAGATCGATGGGACGCGCTATCCTGAATATCGAATGGCGTTAGATATAAACAGACAACCCTGCTCTTACGGCAAAGGCTACTGGGTGCGGGGGATTGTGGATTTAATGATTGTGTCAGATGACGTAGCGTTCATCGTTGACTACAAGACAGGGAGCGACAAGTACCCTGATCTAAAACAGTTACGACTAATGGCGCTAATGACGTTTGCACATTTTCCTGAAGTACAGAAGATTAAAGCTGGTCTGCTGTTTGTGATGCACAACAACTTCATACCAGAAGAATACGACCGTAGTCAGATTGATGAGCTGTGGAATAACTTTACGCCAGACTTGGACCGCCTAGCGTTGTCGTTTGAGAATGATACGTGGCAACCAAACCCGACACCGCTATGTGGCTGGTGTCCTGTAACAGAGTGCGAGTTTCATAGGACTAGATAATGATTATTGGCAGAGGGATTAACCCAATTAACCGCAAGCCAACTCATTGGCGTTGCATTGACGAATCTGACGAGGAATATCACAACAATTTTATTCACGGAGCTAAAGATGCCATACGTAAACAAAGCGCGTCCGTACAAGAAAGAGTATCAGCAGGAGAAAGCCAGAGGCGAACACCCTGATCGCATGGAGCGTCAACGCGCGCGTCGTGCAATGGATAAAAAAGGCAAGGACGGTAACGGCAACGGTAAAGCTGATGCACGAGAGGGTAAAGACATTGCTCACCGTGTTGCTTTATCAAAAGGCGGTAGTAATGCAGATGGAGTGATGGTACAGTCACCGTCGAAGAATCGTTCGTTCAAACGTAGTTCCTCAAGCGCGTTAGTGTCTGAGGTAAGCAAGAGAGAACGTAAGAAATAGTCTTCCCGCCGTAAGGTGTGAGTGGGCGAGGGGTTTTGGAAGGTTTGCCCCCTCTAATAAACCACATCAGTTAACTAGTGCCCCCCTTTCGGAGTAGTGCTCCTACGGCACGGAGTTAACCGACTAGCCCCCGTAAGGGGCATCGTTAAGTTTATAGTGAGGTTAAATTGAGTACGATTAAGTTTACAGTGGTGGACGAGTCCGCCCTCCGTTTTACCGCCCCTAACGAGGACGCAGATGTCGTTCTCAAGTACATCGAAAAGTCCGCAGCATTGAATCGCGGCAAGACCCACACCGAACTGCTGGTCAACTGGGGGCTTGATGAGGTTACCTTTCTAGCTGAGTCCTTCGGCTACGACAATATCCCATCACCCATACTCAAAGACTATAGCTGGCCGGGCATCTTTAAACCGTTCGACCACCAGAAAACTACCGCCTCATTCATGTCGGTAAGGCGCCGCGCGTTCTGTTTTAACGAAGCGGGTACAGGCAAAACGTCGTCGATGATATGGGCGGCTGACTATTTAATGAGCTTGGGGCTGGTTAAACGCGTGCTTGTTGTGTGCCCTCTGACAATTATGTATTCGGCGTGGCAAGCCGATATCTTCAAAGCAGCTATGCACCGCACGGTAGGGATTGCGTATGGCCCCGCCGCTAAGCGTAAGAAAATAATCAGCGGAGACTACGAGTTCATAGTTGTTAACTACGATGGCGTGGGCATCCTATTTAATGAGATTAACAGCGGGGGGTTTGACCTGATCATCGTGGACGAGGCTAACGCCTACAAGACTACGTCCACTGTGCGCTGGCGGTTGTTAGCAAAACTAATTAAGCCTGAGACTAGGCTTTGGATGTTGACCGGCACACCCGCTTCTCAGTCACCGCTTGATGCGTTTGGGCTGGCTCGGCTGGTGTCACCGAACCGTGTTCCTAAGTACGCGACGGCGTGGCGCGATAAGGTCATGACTCAGCTAACTAGATTTAAATGGATACCAAAGCCGTCATCTAAAGATACTGTATTCCATGCGCTACAACCTGCTATCAGATTCTCAAAAGAAGAATGCCTTGATCTGCCAGAGGTGTTGTATCAGACCCGCGAAGTACCACTGACCCCACAGGCAGCGAAGTACTACAAGGCACTGAAAGAGGAGATGCTAGTACAAGCAGCGGGGGAACAGATAAGCGCAGTAAATGCCGCAGCGAAGCTATCCAAGCTGTTGCAAGTTGCGGGCGGGGCCGTGTACTCAGATGCGCGTGAGGTAGTGGAGTTTGATGTGAAGCCCCGGCTCAACGCGCTTATGGAGGTGTTAGAAGAAACAGAACACAAGGTGCTGGTGTTTGTACCGTTCACGCACACTATCGAAATGTTATCGAGATTCTTAGCTGAAAACGGTATCACTAATGAAGTTATTAACGGAAGCGTGTCAGGCAATGAACGCACTAGGATTGTTAATAAATTTCAATCTACGCCTGAACCGCGAGTGCTTGTCATCCAGCCTCAAGCAGCGTCACACGGTGTCACGTTAACCGCTGCAAACACAATCGTCTTCTGGTCGCCGGTTATGTCTGTCGAAACATACCTGCAATGTATTGCCCGTATTGATCGTGTGGGGCAGAAGAATCGTATGACAGTAGTGCACCTGCAAGGCTCAGAGGTTGAACGGAAGATGTATCGGATGCTGCAAAGCAAAGTTGATTCTCACGAGAAACTTATCGATCTGTATAGATCAGAACTAGGAGAAAAAACCTATGAAGGATATGAATGAATTAGTTAAAGCCTACTTGACTATTCGAAATGAGCGTGAAAAGATCGAGTCGGAATACAAAGAACGCGACATGCAGCTGAAGGCTGACATGGCGATCCTTGAACAAGAGATGCTGGCAGGGTGTAACGACATGAAGGTTGAGAGTCTGCGCACTGACAGCGGCACAGTAATTAAGTCATTGAAAGAACGCTACACCTGCGCTGACCGCGATAACTTCAACAAGTTCGTATTAGAGACAGGTGCAGTTGAGTTGTTTGAAGCGCGTTTGCATCAAGGTAATTTTAAAGAATTCATGTCTGAGCGGCATCATGAAGGACTACCGCCCGGAGTGAATGTGATGCGTGAGTTCACCATCACAGTTCGTAAGCCCACGTCCCGTGTTAGTTAAATTTAGTTGAGGTTAATTATGAGTACAGAACTCGCAACAATCCTAGCAAACTTCCCGTCAATCATTCAGTCGGGTATTGATGAAGATACCGCCGCAGTTGCGGGTGGTAGTAGTAATCAGACTAAGCGTCTGTCTATCAAAGGCGGTGTGTTCCGCAAGATGGTAGGCGGCAAAGAAGTAGGCAGTATCGAAGACCGTCATATGAACGTGATCTTTGTTCGTATGGCACACAGCGCGTCGCGTCAATGCTACGAGGGTACGTATGAAGAAGGAAAAACCGTTTCTCCGATCTGCTGGTCAAACGACTCCGTTAAGCCCGACGATGATGTTGAGCACCCTTGTGCTCCAACGTGCGATGTTTGCCCGAACTCAGCTAAGGGCTCGAACGATTCCGGTGTTGGCGCGAAATGTAAACTGTCATGGCGCACAGCTGTCGTCCTACCACAAGACCCAAGTGGTGACGTACTGGAATTCGTTATCCCCGCAGCTTCGACTTTTGGCAAAGAGGAAAACGGACGCTGGCCTTTCAAGTCGTACATTGGGATGCTTGCCAGTAACAACGTATCCAAAGGTCGCGTGGTAACGAAGGTTGCGTTCGACACTAAGGTGCAGTTCCCGAAAGTGTTGTTCTCACCAGCAGGTGCAGTTGATCCTAAAGACTTTGACATTATTAGTCAGCAGGGTAAGAGCGCGGCAGCTGAAGCAGCAATTAAGTTGACCGTGTACAAGAAGAAGGAAGGAGAAGCTACGGTGGATGTAGCTGAACCGACTGTGCGCGAGAGCGCTAAAAAGCCGGTGATGCAGACTACTGAAGCGTCTGATGTCATCAAAAAATGGTCTAAGAAGTCATAAGAGGAAAAATGCCGCGTCCTTACAGCAAAGAATTTATTGATGAAGTGTTTAGCAAGAACACCCATCGTGTTGGCGTCATGCTGGCGCAAGAATGTGTGAAGGCTAATCTACCAGCCAAGTATGTTGCACAGGCACTCAACGTGTCTCGTATAACAATACATAATTGGTTTAGGGGCGCGATTCTACGGGGTAAGAACGAGGAGCTGGCTTTAGCTATGATTTCTTTGCTCAGGAAAGATACAGCAAGTGGTGATCTGCCTGTTAAGTCATTGAAAGAAGCTAAAGCCTACCTCGAAAACATGATAGGGCAACCGCTATGAAAAAACTATTTGTAATCTGGGCGTTAACTTCTGCTGGCATGGCTTACGCTGGCTGCACCACACACAGCTACTTTTACAACGGACGTGCTGTGATGTGTACAACTTGCTGCGATAGTTACGGGAATAACTGCAGTACGTTCTGCTCCTAAGTAACGGCACTTTTGTACAACCGGGCAGAGCTTTTGCTCTGCCCTTTCTGTCTCTGCGGATATGATAAAACAATTTTACGAGAAAGCATTGCCTTCGCAGGGCGTCTATTGTGTGGCACGAATCCATCCAAAGACGCACAAGATAACGCAAAGGTTTACGGAGAGCCTTGATGAACTTGAAACTATTGCACGACAGTTCTCGTTGGGCGGAGATAATGTCTATGTGGCACTTGCAACCTTCGAAGGTTATTCTAGAAAGGCAGAGGATGCGCAATACCTACGTTCATTCTTCGTCGATCTCGATGTCGGAGATGGCAAAGGATACGGAACAAAAGAAGAAGCTCTTGAGCATCTATCGGGATTCGTGGGTGGACAAGAACTCCCTCCACCGGTCATTATCGATTCGGGTACAGGCGTCCACGCCTATTGGCTCTTCGACGAAGACATCCCCGTAGCAGAGTGGAAACCTTACGCTGAGAAGTTCAAAGCGTTCTGCCTTGAACACATAAAGATTGACCCCGTAGTCACCGCAGATGTTTCACGCATCCTGCGCTGTCCTGACACGTTTAATTACAAGACAGACCCACCGTCACCTACTGCTGTACTGACTGACGAGATACACACTTACTCCTTTGAAGCGTTTAAAGAGTTTCTTGGCGTAGAAGAATTTAACATAGCGGCGGCTGATGTCCTAAAGAGTGTTCCGAAAGGGCTTGACGAAGAGACTAGGGCTCTTCTGAAGATGGACAACTACGAGACGGTATTCGACAAGATCGCAATCCGTAGCATGGAAGGAGATGGGTGTGAGCAAATTAAGTGGGCAATCGAGAACCGACAAACGCTCCCTGAACCAGTATGGACAGCCGTGCTGTCTATCGCACAACACTGCACCGACAGAGATGAAGCAATCCACGCAATCTCCTGCGACTACCCCGGCTATAGTTGGGAAGAAACAGAAAAGAAAGCACACCAGCGGCAAGGCAAGCCTTATTCTTGCGAAGTGTTTGACAACATCAACCCCGATGTCTGTAGTAACTGCAAGCACAGAGGAAGCATCACTAACCCTCTTGCCCTCGGAAGAATCATCAAAGTCGCTAAGGCGGACACAGTTCGGCAGGACGAGGATACCGAAGCTGTTTCAAAGAGCCTAATTCCAGATCACCCGCAGTACTTGTTTCCGTACTTTAGAGCGGAGAGAGGCGGCATTTATTACCAGCCACCGCCTGAAAAAGATAAGAAGGGAAACAAGATTGAGCAAGACCCGATATTGATTTACGAGCACGAGTTGTTTCCGGTAGAGCGGCTCTACAGCAAGACAGACGGGGCTTTGATGCTGATGCGGCTGCTGTTACCCAAAGACCCGCCAAAAGAATTTTTGCTGCCTATTAGGATTCTTCAGTCAACGGATGAGCTGAAGAAGTCTTTGCTGTTTCACGACATCATCCCACTACCTCACTTGATGGTGCACCTCATGGGATATTTAAATAAATGGGGAAAGTATTTAGCTAGTACGGTTCCCGCAGAAATAGTCCAGATGCAAATGGGCTGGACAGAAGTCACTGAAGGCGGCAAACGCTTTGGTGACGAGTTTGTTATTGGCAATCAAATGGTTAAGCGCGATGGCACTGTTGTGAAGGCGGCTGTTGCGCCGATTATCCGTAGCGTGGCTAAGATGTTTGACCCAAAGGGGACATTTGAAAAATGGCAAGAATGTGTGCAAGAGCTGAATCGACCATCAATGGAGCTACACGCCCTTGGTGCGCTTACCGGCTTCGGCGCGCCGCTAATGAATTTGACATCTACAAGTGGCGTAACTTTGTCATTCACCGGGGAATCGGGGAATGCGAAGACTGGTGCGCTCATGGCGAACCTGAGTACATGGGGGAACCCGAAGGATATGTGGGTGCTGGACGCGACACAGAATGGATTAATAACGCGATACGTTACCTTCAAAAATATCCCATACGGACTAGACGAAGCGCATAACAGGCCCGGAGACGAGGTGGCTAGATTTATTCACGCAGTCTCGCAGGGTAAAGCCAAGATCAGGATGCAGGGATCGGTCAACGCTGAACGGGAGCATGAGCTAGTAGCCTCATCTATAGCGATGCTTACATCCAACCAACCCATGCTTGATCTTATTATGCAGAAGAAGAGCTACGCCAACGGGGAGATGGCGCGGTTGATTGAGCTGATGATTGAAAAGCCCCGCGCCATGATAGAAGACCCTCATATGGGGCGCCGCATATTTGACCCACTACGGTATAACTACGGTCATGCTGGCATCAAACTAGTACAGGGCTTTTACATACTAGGCGAGAACGATTTGCTAGACCGCATAGCGTACTGGCTGGCAAGGTTTGAAAAAGACTTTGGGGCAGACGACATCTATCGTTTCTATAAAGATTACATCTGCGCAGTGTTTACAGGCGGCATGGTGGCTAATGAGTTCAACATCATTGACTTTGAGTTGAACCGAATTTATGACCGCGTGCTGTATGAGATGATTAACCTACGTGACAACGTAGTTAGACTGGGGCACATGGATTATGAAGGACTCGTCGGAGAATACATCAACAAGTTCTATACAGGTTTTCTTGGGATTAATGATGGCAAGGTTACGTATGAACCGAGAGCATCACTTGTCGGGCGGATCGACGTTGCGACCGGGCACGTCTATATCTCCACTACCGAATTCAAAAAGTATCTCGGTGAGAAACAACTTAGTTCACGCGAGTTTGAGAAGGCGATGAAGGACAAAGGTATCTTAGTCGGGACGAAGAAGATGCGTTTGGACTCTGGTTGGAAGGGCGCGTTTAGCATCCTAGACAAAAACATGAACGTAAATTGCTATGTCTTTGAAACAAAAATCCCAAGTTCTTTCTTTGGCTCCGATGGACATGGAGAGGCTGACTGAGGAACCCGAATGGGTTTTTCCGTACGCTTACATGAATGTAGGGGATAGCTTTTTCGTACCTACTTTGCGTCCAGCCCAGATGATCTATTTAGCTGACGTAGCAGCTAAGAAGGCAGAGGTACGGGTAAAGATTTACACCTGCCATAAAGAAGGTCATCTGGGCGTACGTGTTTGGCGTGTTGCTTAAGGCTCTACGCCAAACGCTTTGTATTTCTGTACTAGGCTGTACTTAAGAAGGTTCTGCTGAAGCACGACGTTTTTGACAAGGTCAGTTCTTGTTTTAACGTCTAACCCTTTCATGGTACGCCACTTGTTAGCTTCTTCACGTAGGTCTTTTAGCTTCTTGTTAGCATCGCCGTTGTACATCTTAACTAACATAGCGTCGAACGGATTCTCAGCTAAGTACTCATAGTATTTAGCTGGGTCATTTTTAAACATGTTAATTTTTTCAGCCCGTTGCTCTAGGTCTTTT